ACTAGCATGTCTTGAGTAGCCATTCTTTTGGCTTTGATCTTTCTTTGTCTTAGAATCTTAAACCTGAGTCTTCTCATTTTGATAGCAGCTTTTCTTCTCTGCATCAATGTCATAACTCTTTCGTTGATTAGTTCTTCGTGCTCGTACTCTTCGTTGATAATTTCATCGATATCATCTGCGAATAAGATTTCGTTTTCTAGTTCATCAAAATCAAACTCTTCTACATCGATATCTTCTTTGATGTGCTTGATAAGGTTCTTAGCTTGACGTTTTAATCTAGCTGGTAATCCTTTTTGAAAGTTTGCAACGTCACCTTTTCTAGCAAACTCTCTCATCTTAGTAGCAGACATTCCATCTGTACCTTCTGAATCTGGATCTCTTTCACCAGCAGATACTACTCTAATCTGATCAAATGTATATTCTTTACCGTTATACCTTGAGATTAGTTTGTTAAATTCTTCAACTCTATCTGATCCCACTACCATTGTAATGCTTGTATGTCCCATTCCCTCGAGCTCTTTTAATATTTCAATAATAGTTCTTGCATTACTATTCATGACATTCTTAGCACCAAATGCTCTCTTTGCCATGTTTAGTTTTACATTATAAGGAAGTGGGTTTTTGTTTTTGTCTTGAGTTTTAGACAAATAAATGTGGGGCATTCCACCTTGCTGCTTAGCTACTTGGATAACTTTGTTAACTAGCTTTTCGTGACCAACAGTTGGTGGATTCATTCTACCAAAAGTAAATACGGCAGGTTTGCCTGCTGCTTCTTGAATGGTAGGATTGATATCTACAATATCTTTAGGATTGTTAGATGGTTTCTCTAACTTAATATCGCCGTCTTTCTTCTTCTTTTTACTAGAAGCTGTAACGATCGGTCTTTGTATCGGCATCTGAGATGCCTGTGGATTGAATTTGTCAATTGGCATAAGGTTTCCCGTAGGCTAACTTGTTAATTAAATAATCTACTCTTTCGAGGCTCTATTAGATTATCCGCCTAATTATATTTATATATCTTAATCTTCTGAGCCGTCAAAGCTATTTATGAATCTCTGTTTAGCTTGTTCGAATAAATCAGTATCATCTGTAGCTTGTTCATATAAAAGATATCCAAGCCATACAGGATCTCTTCCTGCTACATCATGTTCGTAATTATCGTCGGCTGCAATAGTTTGTTCTGCTTGCTCAAAATATGGTCTTACCACTTCATCTATCATGCTTACTGGTATGCTCATTATTTTCTCCTGTCTGTTTGCCACCCTTTCATTACATCTGGGCTGAAATTTGCATAACTGAACTCTAATCTATCTACAAATTTTACTGCATTTTTACCAAGATGATCAATAGCAACAAAGCCTTCTTGGCCTGTCACTCTGTATCCATCTTTTGTTCTTAAAAACGTTTTGCTAAATGAACCGCTATTGAGTTTTTTAACTAGAAGGTTTTTACTTGATTGTAGAATGCTATAAAGTTCAAATATATTTATCCAAACGTTAATTGGGGTATTGACTACAATATCTCTCATTGGTTTGGTTCTTAGTTTAACACTATCCTTACCTCTTTGTGTTTTCTTAGAGTTAATCTCATTTGTAATTCTATCTGAAATAAATTGAACAAAACCTTGTGCTGCTTGTCGTGGTTGTGGAACTCTATTTGCTCTAATAAACGAATTAGTATATGTAAGTAATAGTTGTTGCAATAGATCAGTAGTTTGTATTACATTTAACAATCTTGCTGGTGTACGTTTGAATAGTTGACCAGCTTTAGTCAGATTCTTTTTCAAAAACATTGTTTCTTGATTAGTTAATGATGCGCTTCCAGAAACATCATTATACATTGCATCTACTTGCCACACCTTATTTGAGTCTGCTGGCATTTTTACACCATATGATGCTTTCATATCATCAAAAGATGAACCATTATATGTTGTATGCCATACAATGCCAATGTCTGAGTTACGTAATTTCTTACCTTCTAATGAGTCATATGGAAAAGCGTATACTAAAGTATTTGGATGGAATGTGATATAGTCTTCACCATCTATTTTTGCTTTTTTTAGATCCTCTGCAGAGAATAAAAAGTCACCTTGGATTACACCTTTGATACCAAGACCACTTAAATGTTTTAATGCTCTGCTGAACTTATCTTTCAATTCAGGACCAAGTTCTGATGCATTAGATATCTCTTGTTGTGTTTTATATACTAGAGGTGTTTTATTAAAGATACCTTTCTTTGCTACAAAGAACTTGCCATCTCTTGGATCCTCACCAACAAATATAGCTGGTGCGCCATCCCATTTAACAGATGTGTTGATTGGTGATTTAGTATAACCAGTTAATGTATCTCTCATTTGAATGAGAAACATAATTGCTTGACGAGTTCCTTTTACACCTTGTGTGAAGATACTATCTTCAAGGTGAGTCATATGAACGTTTTTTTCTTCTGTTAATGTTTGTAGTTTTTTCATGATCTTATCTTACCAAATAACTTCTCAAAGTCTGCACTAAATGCACCACCGTTGAATGTAAATGTTTGAGGTGTTTCTGAACCAAGAACTGATGCTGACGTTTCCATCTTATCTAATACAACTCTATATATCATGATACCTTTACCTTCATCCATCTTCTTTTTGGATGAATCTGGTATCAAGTTTAACATATAACCACCATCACCAGGCTTTTCACCTAGTAGATTTTTTAATATGTATTTTGAAAGCTCCATAGCAATTTTCTCTCCACCAGGTCTAGTGTTTGCTCCAGTGTAACAAACGGACTTAAGACCTTCTTGAGTCGCTAACGTTTCAAATCTATCAATCTTTTTGACAAGTTGTTGAAAGAACTCAAAATCTCTCAGCTGCTTGTTTGACATAATTACTTGTCTAAGTTTGCAGAATGTTTCTGCTGACCTTGAAAGGTCAATGTACTTAAAGTTGGCAACATCAGTGAACCCACTTTCTCTCATAATATTGTCAACTGAAAATATAATAGCAATTAGTTCTCGAAACTCTTTTTGGTTTTGGAATCTTCCTAAGCTAAATTTGTTATGTTTGCCATACGCTTTAACTTCGACATTCTTACCATCAATTCTCAAGTCAGGGTCGTTGCCACCTCTTGTTTCTTGAGCTCTATTGTTTGAGCCACCCCAATTAAATAACCAAAACAATGACACCTCACCATTACCAACGCCCTTGTTTGTTCCGGCAGAGAATAATTTTTGGAACGTAATCATGTCCTGTTTATTGACAATGAGTTTGCCTGGCTTGATTTCGTAATTGCCAGTTACTTTTGGAATCATGTCGTCTTTAGTGACGCCAAGTTCTTTTTTGATATCTTCTTTGAATGCCATAGATCTATTTATAGAAGACGTGACCGTCTATCGTCATCGTCTGCTCTAAATGATCTGCCCAGTATGGTCGAACTTTTATGCTGTGATAATGATTGGATCCATCTGTAAAATCATATACCTCTGTCTCCAATAAAAGTGATGCTAATTCTAACATCTTCTCAAACGTTTTACTATCTTCTGGCCAATCAGGTTTTCCATCACAATACCAACTAAACTGACATTGATTTAACTTTGGAAGTACTGAACCTTTCCAATTGATATATGTTGGTCCTTGTTGAACAACATCGCACACATTGTTTGGATATTGCCACATCTTGACTCTGTTTAGAGTCACTAAACCAACAGCAAGCTGTCCTGCAGTTGATTCACCACCTGACTCAAAGTACATATTTTGAGCTAGACAATATCTCTCGCCATTCTCATCGTATGCATATGCAGTTGATGATACTAATAATAAACACGTAAGTAGCCATTTGAACATAAGTCCTCCTATAAACCTAAAATTAATGAAACCTTATCAGGATCAAGAGTGCCCCCATCTTTTAGATGGTCGCTGATCTGTTCAAAGTAGAATGCTGCGTCGTCTTCACCACGTTCTTGCATGATGAATGCAGCTTTAGAAAAGAATTGTTGTACCTTCTTTTGAGCATTCCATTGCATTCTTTCTGCACGCTCAAATGTCATGTCGTTTTTTGTATTTCTATACGGCTTAAAACTCATAATATACTCCTTTTTAACAGATGCTATATTATAAATAATTTCGTGACAAAAGTCAACATCTTAAAATCACCGCAATTCTTGCAGATAAAAAAAGAGCGAAAGTTTCCTTCCGCTCTCCTTCACTTAACTGTTCCTGGACAGGTTGAACCCCACAATTTATCCTGTCAGTTCCGATGTTTATTCTTAAACACTTGCCACTAGAATTGAGTCCCCACCCTTTTCTATCAAGAACACGTGCAGTCATAGGACTGCACTTTATTTATATTAAGTGAAATCTTCAAAGAGCTTCTTGATGTTCTTCTCACCAAAACTACTCTTATCAAACACTGGTGTATCGTCAACTATATCTTGTTGAGCATTCTGCTCTACATCATAAAGTCTCATTTTAGCTTTGTCTACACCTATAACAAATCGTCTGTGGAAACCAGGATCTGAGTATCTATTCTTAAGCTGCTTGATTAAGAATTGATTTAGACCAGCTAACTCTTCTGTCTGACTGAGTGCCACCATGAAGTCAGCTGTTGCTGGAAGACCGAAACTTTCCGACGTATCCTCCAAACCAATGTCAGAGCTCGAGAACCCAGACCTGTTTGTTTGTGTTGCAGAGACGATTGGCACGTTGAATTCCACAGCCAATCCTCGTAGTTCTTCTGCAATCGCTTTGACAATGGCATACGATCCTGCATTAATACCTCCTCTTATCCTAGATGAGGAACATATATTCAGGTAGTCGATGTATATAATATCTGGTTTGAAATTACGTTTGCCACGTAACTCACCCAGCAAATGTCTAAAGTGATTTGCATTAGCACTTGCTGTAGGATACTCTTTAATGACGAGTCTACCTGTTGTTTTATCTTTTAGCCTGTTCATCTTCTTTTCGTATGATTCTTTAGGCCATGTCTTAAGATCATCCATAGTAGCATCTAATAGATTAGCATCAATTCTCTCAGCTATTCTTTCTTCTGCCATCTCCATTGTGATGTATAAGACATTTTTACCATCTACCATATTGGCAGCAGCACAATGACACATGAACAACGACTTACCAACACCTGTGCCAGCAAGTACGATGTTCAGTGTCTTGTTTGGTAAACCACCTTTTGTAATTTTATTAAAGAACTCAAGATCAAATGGCACTTTGGTCTCAGCTTTATGATAGAAGTCAAAACGACTATCACTATCTTCAATAAAATCATGCCCTACAGATGTATCAAATGTTACTTGTAGAGCTTGTTGAAGTAGGTCAGGAATCTGACCCTTTTCACCTTTATTGTCAAGCAATTCAATACTCTTCATAATTGCATTATAAATGGCTCTATCTTGACAAAAAGATTCGGTTTGATCAAGGAGCCATTCGACATCTACATTGTCGCTATGCAACTCATTGACCATATTCATTGTGCTATCAAATATTGGTTGAGATAGATTCTGTTGATCTAGCTCAATTTTGATAGCGCTTGTACTTGGTATTGTATTATACTTTTCAAAGTAGTCGCTAATAATCTTGAACAATGCTTTATGTTGTGGTTCGCTAAAGTAATCTGACTTGACGAACGGAATCACTTTGCGAGCAAAGTCTTCATTAAAGGCTAATGTGTTTAAGATATTAAATTCAATCATTAAAATTATACACTACATTAAAAGATATAGAAACTCTCATTACATCATGGTTCTGTGTTAGTACTTTATGTCTTAGCCAACTTGGCCAGATCAACATATCACCTGTTTTTGGTACGTATGGGTATTCAAAATGATCCTGATTAGGAGGATACTGTATCATACTAGACTCTGAAGGATTTTCAAACACTAGTTGTGCTGCTTTGTCTTCTGCTATTGGCCAGTATGTTCCTGATAACGTAGAGACTGGATGAACATGGGCATGGTGGTTATCACCTTTTTGATAGTGACTACCCCAGAAATAGACATACGGCGTCTTATTTGTGTTAATGCTCCAATCATCCATGAACCTATTAGCAGCTGTCGTAACCATTTCTATAAATTGACTAGCGGCTGGCATTTCACTTTGAAACAAATCATTGATATCACTATTATGGTATGTAGTGTATCCTAGTTCATGCTCTTTAAGAAATTCACAAGTAAACTTTGTGATTTTGCCATTAGGCATATTTGTAACAATTCTACCTACTGGTATTGGAAATAATTCGATTCTTTTGTAATCTCTGATCATACAAGCTCTTCACCAATTCCTAAAACTTCAGCTGCTACTATTAAAGCTCCTGCAAACCACAATTGGCCAAAAGCTAAAAGTATACCTGCTACAATTCTAAGAAATGATTTCGCTAGCGATATCCTCAGATGCCATACTGGATCCGGTTGACGTGCCATAACTATATTTCTCCTTCACACATTTTTCTAACTTACTCATAACATCATCAGTGAAGAACTTTTCTGGTTCTGCTAAAATTTGTTTAGCATACACAGACGATTCACCGACCTGTATTCTTGAGCCTTTTTTCTCAAATAACCCACACTCCATTGCAAGCTCAATAAGACCATAATATTTGTCAAGACCACTATCGTATCTGAGTAGCACTTCAGCTACAGCATTCTCTTTAGATAGTCTTGATTTGTATGTTGTACACTTGATAATGTTGCCAACTACTTCTTTAGTAGAGGCATCTCTTTCTTTCTTCTTACCAAGATACACAATTGTAGACGCAGCGTATTTGAGTCCTGTACCACCACCCATTTCTTTTTGAGGAATATATGAACCAACCAGTTCATACACATGATTAGTCACCAACATAGGAATACCTGCCTTAGCAAGTTTCAATGTTAAGACTCTAAACGCTGCTTTTATAACTTGAGCTTTAGTCATGTCTCTAGTCTCTTTACCTTCTGCAATATCTTCCATCTCTTTTGTGGTCGATAGTAGGCCAAGTGAGTCTAGTACAAACATGAATGGAGGACGTTTGTCCTTAGATGTTTGCTCGTAAAGTTCAATAGCTTTAAGAGCTTTGTGTCTGAATTCTTGAATCGTTTGTGGCTCAGAGATCATTACACGATTAGTGTCAATGCCTCTTTCTTCCATCATCTTTTTAGTGACA